CTGCCGTGTGAAAAAAATTCCCAATGTGGAGAATTCCGCTTAAAAATGCCAGCTAAGAAGCCCGCCGGACTGATTGAACGACATGAAACTGCCGCAGAAGTGGCCGAGCGCGCGCAAAAAGAGAGTGCATTGCGCCCTCGGCGCTCATTGCCGGTGGAAGCCCCCGCGCGGTTGGATGACTACCCCATTGCACGAGCAACCTGGCGGCGAATGATGCGGCGCTGGAACGAGTTGGAGGCCGTGATCGTTACTAGCCTGGATTGGGATATGCTGATCGATTACTGCATCCTGATGGAGCAGGTGGTCGAGTTGGACAAGATGCGCCGGTCAGCGTACCAGGTATGGGAGAAGCTGGATGAGGCCTTGGAAAAGCTCAGCGATGAAACGCCAGCTGAGGATCGGGTCAAGATGTGGATGAAGGTTGGCGGAGCGCTTTCGGATGCGACCAAGCTGGACGGGCGCGTGGACCGCAAGCGGGCGCTGCTGCATCAATGGCGCCAGTCCCTCTATCTGACGCCGCGATCACGGGCTGGGACGGCGCCAAAGAAGAAACCCGATGAGGTGCCTCCGGATGAAATGGAGAAGCTCCTCGATGATGTTGAGAACTTTATGAATGGCCAATGAAATTATTTCGAGTGAGGTGCCTCCGGATGAAATGGAGAAGCTCCTCGATGATGTTGAGAACTTTATGAATGGCCAATGAAATTATTTCGAGCAATCATTCTGGTTCTTACAATCTGCGTGGTAATGGCCATGTTTGATGAAGCGCGTGCGACCCGGGCGGTGAAGTTCTACGAGAGCCTGAAGCACACCAAGGGACGGTTTTTCGGGCAGCTATTCGCGCTGCTGCCCTGGCAGGCCCAGATCGTGCGGGATATATACGGCACGGTCAACGAGCGCGGGGTGCGTCAGTATAAATACGTTTACATCGAGGTGCCCAAGAAAAATGGGAAGTCTGAAATGGTCGCCGGTGCAGCGCTGTTCCACACGTTCGCGGATGGCGAGCGCAACGGCGAGGTGTACGGCTGCGCGGCGGATAAGCAGCAGGCCTCGATCGTCTTTGATGTGGCGGTGGATATGATCGACCAGGTCCCGGCGCTGCAAAAGCGCGCCAGGCTGAATCTGAGCACCAAGAAAATTACCGACCGGAAAACGGGGACGTTCTACAAGGTGGTCAGCTCGGAGGCTTACTCCAAGCACGGCCTGAACGTGAGCGCGTGTGTCTTTGATGAGCTGCACGCCCAGCCCAACCGCGACCTGTGGGACGTGATGACCTTCGGCGCGGGGGATGCGCGCACGCAGCCGATCTGGTGGATCATCACTACGGCGGGCGACGACCCCGACCGGGTATCCATCGCCTGGGAGCAGCACGATTACGCCATGAAGATCCTGGCCGGTGACATTATCGATCCGACCTGGTACCCGGTGATCTACGGCTACGACAAGACCGACCATGACGATGGGAACGACATTTATAACGAGGCCAACTGGTACAAGGCCAATCCCTCGCTGGGGCATACCATCGAGATAGAGTCGGTGCGCGAGGCAGCCGAGAAAGCCAAGCAGAAGCCCGCCGACCAGCGCTTGTTCCGCTGGCTGCGCTTGAATCAATGGATTACCACCAAGCTGACCACCTGGCTGCCGCTGGATCTATTCGATGCCACGATCGGGAACTGGACTCGGGCTGATTTACTGGATCAGGAATGTTACCTGGGCCTGGATCTCTCCAGCACCACCGATCTGACCGCCCTGGCCACTGTCTTCCCTCCCCAGGGCAAGCAGCTCGATTGGAGAATATTCTGGGATTGTTTCATTCCTGCCGAAAACATGGATGAGCGGATAAAGAAAGACCACGTGCCTTACGACCAATGGGCGAAGGCTGGCTGGATCACCCCCACCGAGGGCAACGTGGTGGATTACACCAAGATCAAGGATCGCATTTTGGAGATAAAGAAGTTCCACAAGGTGATCGAGGTATGCGCCGATCGGGCTTTTGCAACGATGCTGATCCAGGAGCTGGAGAAAGAAAACCTGACCTGTGTCGATGTTCCCCAGACATTCATGAGCATGACCAACCCGCTCAACGAGACCGAGCGCTTGCTGCGCGAGCACAAGATCACCCACGAGGCCAACCAGGTGGCACGCTGGTGCTTTGGCAATTCCAGCATCGCCAAGAACGGCAATGCCCAGATCAAACTGGTGAAAGAGCACAAGGGCAAATCGGTCGTGCGCACCCGCCGGATCGACCTGGTGAGCGCCTGGATTGATGCGATGGCGCGTGCCGTGAGCTATAAGGGCAGCGTGGATCTGAGCGCGTTAATTATGGATCCGAACTGGAGCATGTGATGAGGAAGTATCTGGACGATCTCCTGCTGGGGCTGGGCGCCGGGTTGATCCTGGTGGCTACAGCACAGCTCAGCCTGGTGGCCATGTTATATGTGGCCGGAGCATTTTGCATTATCGCCGGTGTCCTGGTGGGCGCCGGTCAGAAGGAGTCTAGCAATGGCAGACCGAAAAATTAGATTCTCGGATGGGCAAAATCAGGTGGATGTGAAAGCCATTGATAACCTCGATGGCACTTACAGCCTGGCAATGACAGGAAAAACGCCGACATTCAGCGTTTCCGATTCACTTGTTCGCCCGGCGAATACCACGCCCTACGCGGCCAACAAGTCGATCAACTGCAACCTGACCGTTACGGCGATCTCTTACGTGCTCAAAGTTGTGACACTCACATCGAACGGGCACGGGCTGGTAGCTGGCGACCGGATCACCGTGGCAGGCATCCTTTCTGGTGCGTCGGTCACGAACGTGGACGGTAATTGGGTGGTGAGTTCATCCGACACCAACACGCTCGCTTTCACCGTGGCCAGCCAGCCCACCGGCACGACCCCGCAGACGGGGCTAACCATCACGGGAGCTATCGCCAAGCTGCTCTCGTTTGACGTGGCTGGCATTGCGGGCGGCGGGATCATCCTGAGCGGTCTGTCCATATCCATGCAGGGCGTGGCAATGCTTGGCGCGGTGAGGGCGTGGATTTACGTGGCGCAAGTGCCTGTATTGGTGGATCAGTCCACGTTTACACTGCTAACCGCAAATGATGCCAACCGTAAAAAGTACGTCGATCTCTACCCCATCACCGAGGGAACGGGGTCGGACGTTGCGTTTGCTTGCGTCGATATGTGGCGTGAGATCAAATGCGCCGCGGCTGATACTCGTCTGTACGTCCGCCTGGCGGCGGAGGCCGCATCCACGCCTGTGAGTGGGGGAGTGATCACCGTGCGGATGAGCGGCGTGCAATTGTTAGGGTGATGAGATGCTACCAGTCATACTATCTCCTGATATGTCGATATTCGACCTACCCTGGCTTATCACCCAACCTGCGTCCAGTCTGCTATTCCAGATTGACGTACGGAGCAAAATCACCGGCCAGGTTGTGACTGTTGCGTGGGGCGATGGGTCATCTAATACGTACACACTATCATCCATCGCTGACACCGCCATATCTCATGTATACGCGGTCGCGGCAGTTTACAATATTACCATCGCGGGCGCGACCAATATCGTACGATTAACCAGCACGTATGCCGATGGGCGCAGCGATTGGGGAGCGGATATAACGAGTTGGACAAGCCTGACCACCCTGAACGTCCAGGGCAGTAACGCACTCAGTGGATCGGTGGCAGGTCTGACACTCCTGACGTACCTGTTCGTCGTAGGCAACAACACACTTACCGGATCGGTGGCAGGTCTGACACTCCTGACTGGTCTGGTCGTTACTGGCAGCAACACACTCAGTGGATCGGTGGCAGGTCTGACACTCCTGACCACCCTGAACGTCCAGGGCAGTAACGCACTCAGTGGATCGGTGGCAGGTCTGACACTCCTGAACTTCCTGTTCGTCGTAGGCAACAACACACTTACCGGATCGGTGGCAGGTCTGACACTCCTGACCACCCTGTTCGTCGTAGGCAACAACACACTTACCGGATCGGTGGCAGGTCTGACGCTCCTGACTAATCTGGTCGTTACTGGCAGCAACACGGTCTCAGGCAGTGTTGCAGGGTTGACCAGCCTGACCGCCCTGGTCATCACCGGTGGCCTAAATACCATTACCTGGGCGGTTGGACCGTTGACGCTCCTGGCAACGCTGGACGCCAGTAACAACGCGCTCAACCAGGCAGCAGTTGATGCCATACTGCTGGCGATGTATACGGCACGCGCAACCTACACCAACGCCGCACCATCAGCAACTCTGGGCGGTACAAATGCCGCTCCGAGT